TCCGCAACAAATTAAAGTATTGCAGGCATACTGACAAATGCCGGTACAGGGATTACAACCTATACCATGCCAACACCCAGTGCATCCACCAGAACCGCCTACTGCACAAGCAATAGTTGAACCTGCTGAATTTGTTACAAAACTAGGAAATCCGCATGTTCCGCAACAACCACAGGAACAACATCCTGAACCAGCTGAACAGACATTATAGTAAGGGCAAATACTTCCGCTAACTGTTTTTTTGACATAAAACCCAGGGTTCGGTGAACGATAATTGCCCTGACAACAGCATCCACCACCACCATCTCCGCCAGCACCCCACAGTTCAAATGTTATATATGTGGTACAGCTATTTGGTTTGAAGCAACAGCAAGCACCACCATTTTGGACTCCGTCATCGTTATGACCACTAGTCATCACAGCTATTTGATTAAATCGATAGGTAGCAGCCGCGGTTGTTGGATTTTGAATTATTAAACCTGACAGACTAGATGTTGCCATATTAATGTCCGCCTAATAACCAACCATATGCACTGGAATAGATTAGTGTAACAGCACAATAATTAACGTTTAATGTTAAATTACCATTGTTATTGGCAATGTAAGCAGCACCATTTTGAGCAACTGTGCAATTGCTTGAACCAAACGCCCCAGTAGCATCAATTATTTGAACTGTATCTCCGTCTAAGCTAGTCGAAGTTGCCGGCAATGTAATTGTTTGCCCGCCAGCTGTACAAATAATTCTGTCGTTTGGTAGTGCAGTATATGCGACACCGGCATTATAACGAATAACCGATCCAGCTGTTCCTGTTGTTGTAATATATCGTCCCATATCTTTATTCCTTTATGACTGTATTTATGTCGTTGATGTTTCAATTCCGTATACTACAGCATTGATACCAGTAATGCTACCCCTAAAAAGTAAGCTATAACCAGCATTAACCACAATTCCAGTTCGTTCCAACACTCCATGTGGTAGTAATTCTGTTTCATACTCTAAAAATTCACCTGTAGCAATTGTCGAACTGCTGGCGCACAGCCCTAATCTAACAGTTGAATCTGAATTTGTCCTATTAACAATACTTACACTGGCTACTGTAAAAGTCCCTGCCGGAGCTGTGTAAAGCAAAGTATCCGTTGCTGCTGAGCCAAGATCTACTGCTCCTAATCTTCCTGTTGCCATATTTTATCTCCGTTTTAAGTTGTTGAAGTTTCAATTCCGTAAGCTACAAAATTTACCAGCAATGCGCTAGATCTAACCAATATAGAATATCCAGCGTTTATCACAAGTCCAGTGCGCTCTAACACTCCATGCGATAAAATTTCTGTTTCATATTCTATGTATTCATTTGAAGCCATTGTACTAGAACTTGTGCTGATAGCCATACGAATGGTCACAGGACTATTACTTCTATTTGCTACGCTAACAGTGGCCACTGTAAAATACCCAGCAGGTGCTGTATACAGTAGTGTATCTGTTGCTGCTACTGGAATATCTACAATGCCTAATCTTCCTGTTGCCATATTTTATCTCCGTTAATTTAATAATAAAAAGTTCATAGCTAGCGGACTTCCATCAATGCCGCCTACAAAATACATTTTGTTTGCTACTTTAATTTGCCCGCCTGTTGTGGTGCTAATAGTGTTGCCTGCAACATAAATTATACCAGCTGTTAGTGTATTTACAATCAAAGTGCCACCACCACCACCAATTTGGCTTGTAATATATGATTTAATAGCTTTTTGAGTTGGTAAAATGTTGTCACTATTTGCTGTAAAGTAAGGATCGGTAGAAAAACTGCTAATCGTAGCACTATTTGTACCTAAACTTACTGAACCAATTGTTAAACTGTTTAATCCAGATACATTAAATGCACTAGCATTTAGGGTAGTAACACCTGTAGCCTGTTGTACACTAAACAAATTACCTACATTAAAATTACCGTCTTGGTCAGTACTTGTAAAGAATGTACGACCACCATTATTGCTTACAGTTTGATAATTGCTGTCAGGATTAATTAACGGTATTCCTGGATAATTAGTATTAGAAAAATTACCAGTTCCAACATTTAAGAAATCATGTCCTGTTAATCGAACTTGGCTATATTTTAATCTAATTGAAATAGCAGCTCCATTGATAGGAGCATTACTAGTTGTTAGACTTGGATTAATCTGGAAAGTTGCTGTGTAAGGATAAAGGCCACCACCTGTGCCAACTAAATTGTTAATCTGCACTAGTTTGTATACTGTGCTATTGTTGGCAAATATTACATTGGATCCTGCTGTAGGAACTGTATAAATTCCAGACACATTTACAATAGTAGATGGTTGATAGATATCAGCATAACCATTTGTAGTAACGCTTGCACTTGCTGTAGCATAGCTAGTGCCTCTATTAGTATAAGTTGGATTTGCTATGGCCCCAGTACCAGTTCTTACAGTCCATGTTGCTGAAACAGTTTGATTTGGATCCGTTATAGTCATAGTAGGAGCGCTAGCATATCCGCTACCTGGTTCCCAAACTCTAAATGATGTTATAGTAGTAGAAGCTACTGCAGCTCTAGCTTGTGCTGTACAACCAGTAGTTATACTTGCAAAACTAGTGCTGTTGTATGGTAAAGTAACCCATAAAGGTACACTATTAGGATTGCCAAATGCCAATACATTATTTCCGCCGACACTTAGTGGCATTGTTCTTGTTGTCCACAACAATCCATCTTCTGATGTGGCTCCTACAGTAGTTGTATCGGCAGATGTTGCAAAGAATAAACCTTGACCGTAACGAACACGAGTCCAATTTTGAACTGTTGGTAAAGGAAATACGCTAGCATACCATGTTATGCCATCAAAACTATAAGCTGTTGTAGTAGATTCACTTGCTACAGCTACAAATTTACCCTTACCAAATGTTACACTGTTCCATGCTAAAGCGCTTGGCAATCCATTGCTTGCTGTCCATACTGATGCATTAGTAGAAGTACTGTATGCGCTGCTGGTAGTGCCTGTTGCTATGGCTACCCATGTGCCATTTCCATATGCAATACTGGTCCAATTTAAACTAGATGGTAGGCCACCAGAACTAGATGACCAGCTAGAACTAGGATTATTACTGTAAACTAAATTAGTTCCGCCATATTGAATGGCTGCAAAATAACCATTTCCGTATGCAACACTTGACCAATTTACACTAGCCCCAAGGGTACTGCCAGCACTCCATGTTACTCCGCCATTTGTACTGACTGCAGAATTATTAGATCCATTTTGTACAGCTACCCATGTAGTCGTTCCGCTAATTACTCCAGATGCAATACTGGTCCAATTACTGGCTGCAGGCAAAGCGCCTCCAGCTGTCCATGTAGTACCATTAGTACTATATTGAGAAGTTGTTGCACCAGTTGCTATAGCAACATAATTACCGCCTTGACCTTGTCCAGTATAGGTAAAATTATTAATAACACCACTATTTGTAGTTGTTGTTGTATTAGTAACAGTAATTGTGATATTATTAGTGCTAGTGCCTCCTAAACTTGTACCTGCTAAAGTCAATGTATCGCCAATTACATAATTTTGGCCACCGCTTACTAAAGTTACAACATAAGCAATACCTGTTCTTACTACAGAAAATGTAGCTAGTGTACCAGTGCCACCTGTTGCGCTCACCGAACTATAAGTAGCATTTATATCGCCATATGCACAATCGATCCATGCAGCACTGGTTTGTGTACCAGTAACAGTAGTAAACCCTGGACCAGTTAATAAACATCGAGGTTCGATGATATAAGTTGTAGTCGTATCTAAATTACTTGATATAGCAGTTCCTGGAAGAACATGGTCAAAGCCTGCTGCATATAATCCAATTGATACCGAACCGGTGCTGGTTACTGTAAGAGCGCTTGTAGCAGTATTAGTCGATCCCACACTGAGTATAGTGCTATTTGGCACCACTGCCATAGCATAGTATAATGTGGCAGGTGCTAAATTTGATCCTACAGTTGCTGCTAGATAGATAGGCATTCCGTTATAGATGCCAGCTGTACTACCTACAGTAAGTGTATTTTGTGTACCAGTTATTGTAGCACTTGACTGTGTTTGACTAACACTGATTGTATAATTTGAAGTACTAGTTGGTGTTCCTGATCCGCCTTGATTCAAACCATAAGTACCTAAACCGCCAGCTGTATAAAAACTAGTAGAGCCTGAAACGGCTCCAACTAGATTCTGACTTATAGTGATTACGCCTGTATATATGTTAATTGCTGTCACATAAGTAGCGGCTGGCAGTCCAGAGATAGGAAGAATAAATTGTCCTGTCGAAACAGTATATAATGATCCAACTGTAAAACTGGTTAAAGTCAAAGTATTTTGTCCGTTTGTGCCAGTTACTGTGCAAGTTGCTAAAGCAGTAGATCCTGTAGCATTTATCTGTCCAGTAATGTAAGTTCCAGCTGTTACACTACCACCCACTAGCAATCCGCCAATTGCAAGATTGCTTGCGGATACTGATGCTGATAACAATGTGCTCGATATGTTAGTTACAGTACCAGCAGTTGGAGTAGATCCCCCAGTAACTGTGTAGGTAATGCTAGTTTGACTAACTATACTTTTCACTAACACACTTGTTGGACTTCCGCCATACAGTGTACCAGAACCTGTAGTAGCAGTTAGTGGCATACCAACAATAAAACTACTAGTTGAACTCATGCCAGTGATTGTTGCTGTCCAAGGACCTGTACCGGTTATAGACCCTATAGTACCAGTGGTGCTCAGTGTTGTACTAGCTAAAGCTGAAGTACCAATTGATCCTGTTGTAATAGCTGTAATGTATGTTCCTGCTGTAATTGCACCTGTGCTGGTTAAAATCATGCCAACATTGAATGTGTTAGTAATTGTACCAGTAGGAACAAAAGCGCCTGGAATATTTGGAATTCCTACTGCTAACAAAACACCAGTTGCACTGGCTGTGCCATTAGTTGTTGCTGTAATAGTTTGTGTACCAAAACTTTCTTTAGCTAATAATGCAAGTTTACTACCATTGTTATAATTTGCTATAAAGCCATATTGTCCCACACCAGTTCCACCTGTAAGATACAGTCGTAAACCTAAATATGCACTACTAACATTTAAGTCAGTGGCCGCAATTGTAAACTGAGCGTTTGTACCATTTTGTCCAGTATTTGCAGCCGTCATGTAATTCAAGCCACCTGTCAACCATCGAGTCTCAAATACAGCATTGTCACGAAATTCATTAGCTACCGTAGTGGCACCATAACCGGTGCTACTGGCAAAAGCAAATGTTCCTGAATTGGCTTGACTACCTGCAGTTGCAAATTCTACTCGATAAATTTTGTTTAAAGCATCAGTGACCACGTTGGAAATAATAGGGCCAGTGTATCTGTTGTTAACTTGAGCTGTAATTGGTATTTCAGTTGCATCGTACCCTTCTGCAACTACTCCATAACTACCGTATGAGCTATTTCCATTTGTAGCTCGGATTTTACCACCAGCTTCTGCTAGATAACCGATTTGATTATAATAACTGAATACACTAACACATTCGGTCAGTGACCCTGGTCCGTAGCACCATACACCGATACCATCACTTAATACTTGTGTAAAGTCATTACAGACAATACTATGATTACCGCCCTGATGTAGTGTTCCATCAATTTTTAATCCGACACATCCTGTTCCAAAAGTTGTTACATTTTGAACATACGGACTTTTTCTAATAATCCATGCACTGGTATCTTGAGGACCTGTACCAGGGTCTAGACTAACATATGCTCCTGCAGTTGGTCGGCTTGTACCATAACTTGCAGAGTAAGCAGTGCCAGTTAGGCTGGCTGTTGATAATGTAATATATTTTCCTGAAAGTGCATTATCATACGAGCTAGACAATGTTAAAGTAGTTACAGTTAAAACTTGCCCAACATAATAAGTTGTAGCAGAAATACCGCCTCCACCTGTACCAGTAACTGTAAATGTATTTCCTACAGCTAAACCAGTTGTACTAGTAATTGTGGCCACACCGCCTGTACCGGATGTACCAAAAGTTCCTACTGCTGTTGCTGTAATATTTCCAGTAGCTGTCACTAATGGTATGCCTACTTTTCCAGTTAAACCGTACAAAGTCATATTTCTTATGCCTGAACCGTTTCTGGTATAGAACATATTGCCTGATACATACCCTGCTGTAATTGTTAAACTAGAACCAGTTAGAATATTCATCGAAGGAGTTGTAGAATAAATGCTGTAAGTTCCAGTTAAACCAGGAATAAAGAAATATGCAGTGGTAGAAAATCCGGTAAAAGAATTGGTTAATTCATTACTAAGTGTCACTGTAGTTCCGTTGACAGCTGTAACAAATGTATTAGCAGGAATACCAGAAATAGCTGAACCATTTCCTGATATAAAATAACCTGGTTGAATATTAGAATTAGCTGAACTTAAAGTTATATTGTAAGATCCACTAGTACCATTAAATGTTTGACTTGTATTGCTGCTACCACTGGCGCCAGTCAGCTGAGATGTAATTTGAATAGGAGCAGTTATTATACCACCGCTGATAAAAGATCCTACTAAAAATTGTCCATAAGCTGTAAATGTCGTGCTTGTAGGGCTTGAAGTTGTAAAACTTATGTAAGAACCTGCCAACGCATTAGCATATGTGCTAGATAGTGTTAATGTGGTAGCTGTCAGCAATTGACCTACCCAGTAAACACCAGCAGAAAGGCCGCCGCCACCAGTGCCAGTTACAACAAATACATGTCCTGTATTCAGTCCTGCAGTAGTGGCTACAGTAACTACGCCACCAGAACTAGTGGTTCCATATGCGCCTGAAGTAGTTGCTGAAATAGTTTGACTTGTTAAAATATTATCAATACTGGTAATAGTCAGAGTAGTGTTGCTAATTGCCGCTCCTCCGGTAGATGATCCTGCTGTAGAGAAAGGTTGTACAACAACTCCTCTAAGTTCATCGCCGACTAACGCAGTATTTTCTGGCACTGTAATTGGTAAAATTTCATTATAGGTGCCATTTTTAATAAAGATTGTACTAGTGACTCCTGAATTTGGTGCTGGAATCGCTGTTGTGCTTTGATTTGTTAGTGCTGTAGTAATTATAGACATTAACGAACTGACTAAAGTTGATGCGCCAGTTTCAGCTGTGTAATTTGCATCAATAACTTGGCTAATTACAGAACCTGCTATAGTTCCTCCACTACTATAAGTTGCTGTATTTGAACTGGCAACCACCACACTGGTCTGACTTAGAGCAATAACTTTATAACTGCCATTATAACTACTAGGACTTACGCCTGAAACAGTTATGGTTTCGCCAATTACAAATGGACTGTTTGTTTGTGAGGCAAATGTATAAGTTACTTCACCGTTGAGCCCGCTTGCACCAGTTATACCTAAGCTAGTTACTCCACCGCTACCGCCTGATGTGTTCTGATATATGGTTCCCGGAGCTGTATTTGCCAAAACATTGCTTGTTAACAAACTTGATAGTTTTGATAATGCCGCTATATAGAAGGATACTTGAGCTGCTATGTTTGCATTATAGTAGATATTTGTGCTGCCTTGTTGGAAAAATGCTAGCGCGGCAGCTACAGTCTGACTATTACCGCCTCTAGAAATATCATATATTAAAGAATCTACAATGTATCCGGCATCTCTTTGAGTCTTATATTGATCATATGCAGACGATGGATTAAAAGGAGATACACTATTAGTTTTTTCGTAGATCATCCAATTATACATTTCTGCTACAGCCCAATTTTTGTTTTTGGTCAATAGGTAAGTTGCATTAGGATTTTGTAAGCCGTTAAACACCTGTTTAGCAGCATAAGCAATTGTTTTCCAAGGGCGATCTAATGTAGTACCATAACTAGGAGCAGGGCTATCCACTCCATTTGTATTACTAACATAATATACATTATTGATTAAGCCAAAATATCCCCAGCTAGGTAAGCCTGATGAGTTAACTTTTAAAACTTGCCCTGTTGCGCCAATCGGTAAACGAGTTGCACCTCCTGGGCCAAAATATGCTATATCACCTTGCGTGGTTAAAATACTAGTACTGGCTCCTGCAGCAATTAAGTTCCAATATGTGCCTGTTAAGTCATTTGCAGGACTATTACCTGATGCACCAGTGTGTGCTAAAATACAAATATAACTATTTGGTCCATATACGGTAATATCACCAGCAACATATAACGTTCCTGACGCCCAGGTTACTGCAAATCCACTAGTAGTAAAAGCAGATATAGCTCCAGTTGAAACAGTACTAACCGTGATGGTAATATCATTAAATGGACTAATGCCTCCTAGGCTAGATCCTAAAATTTTAATTACATCTCCAGCTGTATAATTAGATCCGCTGGAAGTTTTTGTTACATTATAAACTGTACCTGAGGTTGTTACTGAGAACACAGCTCCTGCTGCAGATCCGTTAGTCACTGAAACATTTGTCGTACTCAAAGAACTAAATGATAGCCCTGGAGCATTAAAGCGAATACCGCTGTTTAATCTACTCCAATAGGTATTATTTGGAGGTCGATTACCAGTGCTAGAAGTGTGATCTACTAGCGCAACATAAGTATATCCGCCATTTCTAACAACATTACCTACTTGATAACTTTGACTAGCTGACCAATCGCCTATTAATTTAAATCCAGTTGTAAACAACATCCAATTATTACTTGATATACTTCCAAATACAGATGCTGATCCTAGAGGACCGTTTTCAATCAAGTATTGAATAGATGTACCTGTTGGTGTACCTGTAACTACATACTGTCCGTTATATGTAGAAGGTGTCATGCCTGTAACAGTTATAGTTTGTCCACTTTGAAAACTAGTACCGCCACTAGAAACGGTCAAAGTTACAACACTTGCAGTGCTAGTAGCACCAGTTATAGTCAATGTTGTTGGGCTAGCAGCATCAGTTGACGGAGTAACTCCAGTATTGACACTGCCAGCTATATAGGTATAACCACCGTAAGCTACGATATCGCCTACGGCATAAGTGGTAGAATTATTCCATGTGTTAAAATAAGTTAAACCTTCTACAAATCTTGACCAGTTACTTGCAACAAATGTGCTATAACTAGTATGTGGATTTATACAAATAAAAGTATCACCACCATATACCACAACATCATTTATTTTGTATCTTACGCTGGCACTGTTCCAATTGCCGAGATAGTTAAATCCTTTATGGAAATAGTCCCATTTAGATTGATCGTTTTCTAATCCTAATGTGGCAGTACTGGCGCTAATATGTGCTGTATTACAAACATAGACCAAACCACCATAAGTTACTACATCATTTATTTTATAATGTGTTGTTGGTAACCAAGCTGTTTGCCAATTAAATCCATCTGTAAATACAGTCCATTTAGATTGATCAGCTTCTAAACCAAGTAGGCTATTACTAACAACTGAACCAGTAGTACCGGTATAATTGCCTACTAGGCTATAACTTACTGTGGTGTTTGTAACTGCAGTAATAGTATATGAGCCATTAAATTGAGTAGTTGCAAAGCCTGATACTGTAATAGTCGATCCTACGGCGTAAGGAATTGCTGACTGAGCTGAAGCAAATGTTAAAGTCGCAGTTCCGGATCCGGCATTAGTAGTTGCTGAACTAATTGACAAAGTTTCTAATGTCGGTGTACTGGTATGTCCAGTATTACAAACATAAGTTTCAGCTCCATATTTAACAACATCACCGACTTTATATCTAGTATTATATCCCCACGCACCTGTGTAATTGAAACTGGCAGCAAAAACAGTCCAATTAGATTGGTCAGCTTCTAATCCTGCTGTTGTTTCAGGACTTGCACCTGAACTTGCGCTGGCATTACTAGTATGTGCTGTATTACAAATATACACATAACCATTGTACTTGACTAAATCATTTAAATTGTAAACAGTGTTTGTAGACCAGTTTCCAGTCCATGTCGAGCCATCGGCTACTTGGTTCCATTTAGAAGGTATTGCTGAAAAGTCAGTTCCGAATGCAGAAGAAGCTGTATGTCCTATAACACAAACATAAGTTTTTCCGCCATTTCTTACTACATCATCTTTAACATAAGCTGTACCAGTGGTCCAAGCGCCTTGCCATACAAATCGTAATCTTCCAAGTTTAAATTCTGCCATTTTAATATTCCTATGATATATTTATATTCTTAACCGGTAGCTCCGCCACCACCACCAAAGCTGTTTGCGAAGTATGACATTGCAAGCATATTACCGTCTGTTCCGGTAGGGACGCCATTACCTTGTCCTGTAAAATTTATTTTATTTAAAACTCTAATCTGAGTACCCGCAGTATTATAAATGACGGCTTGATTAATACCTTTGTTTCCAATGCCCACTAGGCCAGCAATTACTGTGCCAGCCGCGGCGTTAGCACCTCCAGTACTTACAGCTCTAGCAATATAGCTTTTAATCGCTCTTTGGGTTGGAATTATTGCATCACTGTTTGCTATAAAATAGCTGTCTGTTGAGAACTGAGTTATGATAACGGCATTTTGGCCAACAGATACACCTCCTAAACTCAATGCCGTTACTCCGCTTAAATTAAATAAACTAGCACTAATCGTAACGATACCAGTGGCTTGTTGAACTCCAAATAAATTACCAACTTTAAAATTACCATCTTGATCTGTAGACATAACAAATACACGACCAGCATTATTATATTGTATTTGCTGATTTTGTAAGGCATTTTGAATTGGAACATTGGGATAATTGGTATTATTAAAATTACCTGTACCAATGTATAAAAAATCATGTCCAGTTAAACGAACTTGACTATACTTCAAACGAATGGTTATAGTGGTTCCATGCAACGGAGTTTGAGCGTTGTCTAAATTTACACTTAATGTAAATTTATATGTTGTTCCTCCTAAAGGAACAATTGCTGTAATACTGTATTGAAAAACTATACCAGATATTACTAGATTAGCTCCCGGTGTAGGTTGAACCGTTATACCTTGTGCTATTAAAAATCCATCAGTACCTTGGTAGATATCTGCATAACCATTACCCGAAACTGTGACAACTGTGGTAGTTGTTTGATAATTTTGTCCTCTATTAACCCATGTAGGCTGACATAAAACTCCTTTGCCTAATCTACAGACAATATTAGCATTAGATCCTCCATTGATTAACACATTGGGATCAGTAATAGTAATTGAAGGCACACTGGTGTAACCAGAACCAGGATCCCATATTTTTACTAGGGTAATTGCACTGCCAGTGACTACAATTCTACCCATTGCAGTAGCACCTGCAGATATATTTAATCCTACACTAGAACCAGTAGTTGATACTGCTACCCAAGTAGGTGTCACATTTCCGCTGATAGCCGGATTTCCAAAAGCTAAACTAGTCCAATTTGCACTTGTCGATACAGATCGAGATACCCAATTAATTCCGTCTTGACTAGTAGCGGCAGAACTACTGCTGTAGGCTATGGTCATAAATAGTCCCTGCCCATAAGACACTGCTGTCCATTGAGCTGTACTTGGCAGCCCGTTAGATGCAGACCAAGTTATCCCGTCGAGACTATAGGCAGAATACAAAGAAGAACTGCTCACCGCTACAAATCTGTTATTGCCGTAGGTTACTCCTACCCAATTGGCTGTATTGGGTAGCGTAGTAGCTGTCCAAGTAACACCATTATTTGTACTGTAAGCAGCTGTATTAGATGTTCCGGTAGACACAGCAACAAATGTATTGGTTACTAAGCCGTATGCTACACTAGACCATTGTTGGCTGCTGGGTAAATTTCCTCCGCTTGTCCATGTGGTTCCATTGGTACTTACTGCGACAGAGTTTCCTGAACCTAAATATGCACTAGTTCCTATAGCAACAAAATAACCATTACCATAAGTTACACTATTCCATACCGCACTAACTGGTAGCACAGCTGACGACCAGGTTGATCCATTTGAACTGTAAGCAGCGGTTGTAGAGGCTCCGCCTAATCCTCCAGTAACTGCTACAAATAGATTTGGGACAGAACCATAAGCTAGTGAAGTATAAGTTCCAACTGGCAATATAGATCCTGGACTCCAAGCTATTCCGTTTGAACTGTAAGCACTTAATCCTGATCCGTCGATAGTTACAAATATTCCGTTACCGTATGCTGTACTAATCCATATACCGGCTGCTGGCAACACTGTTGAGTTTGGAACAAATGGAGGATTAGAAAATTGTGGTCTCGGTTCGATACTGTATTGAGTTGTAGAATCTAATAAAGATGCTATCGGATATCCCGGAATAACATGATCCCAACCTGCTACACCTGAACTTTCTGTAAAAACTGTTATAGTTTTACTAGTTGTATTATAAGCATTTATATATCCATATTGTCCAACACCAGTTCCACTAACAATTATAATACGCATGCCTTGATAGTTGGTAATAGTATTAGGATCATTCTGCGCAATTACAATTGTTGTTGTATTTCCGCCTTGAGCTTGATTTCCTGCTGTAATATATCCAGATCCGCCAAGCCCTGCGCTTGCTCCAGTAAGATGCGCTTCAAATATAGCATTATCTCTAAACTCTGATACTACAACCGATGCTCCAGTACCAGCGCCGCTAAATGCTATACTGGCATTTGTATAAGTTTCTCCACAATTACTAAATTCTAATAAAAGAATTTTATTCTGTGCTTGCCCAGCAAATGCAGAAACAACTTGTGCTGGGTAATACTCATTGTTAACTGTACCTGTCAGAGGAACTTCTAAAATATCATATCCTTCTGCAACACTACCATATGTTCCGTAAGAATTATTACCATTTGTCGCTCGAATTTTGCCACCTAATTCTGACAAATATCCTGCATGGTTGTAGTAGGTAAACACGCTAACACATTCAGTCAATGCGCCTGATCCAGTAGCCCATACACCGATACCATCACTTAACACTTGAGTAAAATCATTAGCAACAATAGATTTGTTTCCTCCAGCATGTAATGATCCATCAATTTTTAAACCCGCACAACCAGAACCAAATGTAGTTACATTCTGTACATAAGGGCTTTTTCGAAAAATCCATGCACTAGTATCTTGAGGTCCAAAACCTGGATCTAAACTCACATAAGCACCGGCAGTTGGTCTTCCTGTTAGATAAGTATTCAACGGACCTAATGAACCAGTTAAACCGCTGAGAGTCATATTCCTAATTCCGCTACCGTTTCGACAATAGAACATGTTCCCAGTAATATATCCTGCTGTCATCGAAATTGTACTGATTGTTTGACTTAAATTAACTGTATATAATCCTGCACCGCCACTTATTCCGCTTACAAAACTTGTGATTTGTGTTGGGTAATACATGGTAGAAGCTGATACCCACATCCCTATCACAATTGTGCCAGTTACTGGTCCTGTAACAGTTAAAGTGCTTCCGCTTATGCTTCCTGTAAAAGTAGCAGAAGTCTGTGAAGGCTGTACTATAGTGCCTCTTAACTCATCACCGACAAGAGCTGTATTTTCTGGAACTATTATTGGTATTATTTCATTGTAAGTACCATCTTTAATATTGATAGTGCTAGTTACTCCTGTGTTAGTAGGAGGAAGCGATGCTGTACTTTGATTAGTCAATGCTGTAATAATTATATTCATTAAGGAACTTACTACCACAGTTGCACCATTTTCAGCTGGCCTCGTTCCGTCTATATTTTGAACTAGTGCAGATCCAACTATCGATCCTCCACTATTGTATGCAGCTGTGGCTGTTGAAGAAAAACTTACGCTGGTAGGACTAACTGAAGTTACAGTAAATGTGCCATTATATACGGTTGGACTTATACTAGAAATCAAAATACTTTCACCTATGGTAAAAGGAATATTTGTTTGAGTACCAAAAGTTAATGTAGCTGTGGAACCATTTCCGCTAGCGCCAGTAACTGTAACAGAATAAGCGCTTGTTAAACCAGTTAATGCTTGATAACTATAAGTCGGAGCTGTGTTAGTTATAGCATTCTGCATAAGATTTGCCAGTTCTGATAAAGAAGCTGTAAAAAATTGAATTTCGCTAGCAATATTTGTTGTTAAAAAAGTATTTGTTCCTGGAATAAAAAAAGATAAAGCAGACGCCACAGTCTGACTATTACCTCCTCTAGTTATATCATAGATTATACTGTCAATTATATATTCAGCATCTCGCTGAGTCTTGTATTGATCATAAGATGATGTTGGGCTAAACGGACTGATGCTGTTAGTTTTTTCGTAAACCATCCAATTGTACATTTCAGCAATCATCCATTGCTTATTAGAACTCAAGAGATAAGCTGTATTTTGATAATAAGCACCATTTTGAACATAGTTGCATGCATAGGCGACTGTAGCAAAAGGAGCATTTAATGTAAGACCATACCCTGGAGCATCAACACCTGTGGTAGCAGAAACATAGTATACATCGTTTACTTGACCAAAGGCTTGCCAATAAGGTTGTATGCCATTTGATTTTAATACATTTCCTACTGAACCTATTGGTACTGCTGTCTGTTTGGTAACTGTATTATAAGTTGTTATATCACCTAAGTTAGCCAATACTTCAAAATGATCACCTTGAACAAAAACATTCCAATAAGTTTGACTAATATCGGCAATAGGACTATTTCCGCCACCGCCCGATGTTGAAGTATGCTGAAGAATACATACATAACTGGTTGCTAAGTATGTTACTATGTCGCCTACATCATACTGAGTAGCTGGCGCCCAACGATTCTGCCACTGTGTTCCTGAAACAATCAAAGTCCATGCAGAATTAGGTGTTGTGTTTGGATCAAAAGCCGCACTGTCTGTTATAGCAACATATAAATTACCATGTCTTCTTACTACATCTCCAGGCTGATAACTAGAGGTATTATTCCATTCTCCTACAATCAAATAACCAATGGTCAGTAATGACCATGAAAGAGAACTGGTGCTAGGATCTTGATTTAGATTATTTGCAATAGCTACATAACTATTACCACCATAATCTACTACATCTCCTAAAACATAGTATATACTTCCATTCCAAGAATTTCTATATTCTTGTCCTGGCAAATATAACGACCATTTACCAATGTCAAACAGTGATCCAGATTGATGTCCTATTGTGGCTTGATATATATTAGCACCATATTTTACTGTATCATTTAGTTTATACCTGAAATTTGACGACCATAAGGATTTATACTCAGTACCGCTAATAACCACTTGCCAATTAGATCGATTTGCTTCAAGTCCGCCTGGAATGCCTGGTGGTGCAATGCTAGGATCGTTATTAGTAGATGCACTATTATGTGCAGTTAGACAACGATAAACTATACCTCCGTATCTAACTACATCGTTTACTCGATAATGTGTGTTCAAAGTCCAATCTGTAGTCCACTTATCTGAATAAATTACTACTTGCCAGTTGGCAATATCTGTTTCTAACAAGTTGCTACTAACATGTGCAGCGGTTGCACGATATATAGTTCCGCCATATTTTACTATATCATCTACTTTATATCTGTAACCAGTGGTCCATACACCAATCCAGTAATCATTAATTTCATAATAAGACCAATAGCTTTGATTGTATTCAAGCCCTAACTGAATCTGTCCAGAAATGGTTGCCGATACTGACGACGATGATCCTGTTGTACTATTGCTAACAGTTACACTAGATAAAGTACTAGCTGTAACTGCAAATGTTCCATTAAAACCTGAAGTTGAAAATCCTGCAACAGTTACGTTAGATCCTACTAGGAATGGAGTTATGCTTTGTGGCGTAAAATTGTAAGTAACTGAACCAGTAGTCGGAGAACTGGGCACACAAGAACTAAGTAATAAAGATAAGTTACTTGGTACACTCACATGAGGAGTATTACAAATATAAATTGTGCCGTTATAGCTGACAACATCTCCGGCATTATACAATGTGTTGTTTACCCACACACCTTGCCAACTATAACCATCGATCCATAATGTCCAATAAGGATTTGGCACATTAGGAGTTACATTGGTGTTAATTTGATTTAAATCTGTATAGAATCCAGTAATTATTTCTTGACCAGTTAATAAAGTTTGAGTTACAGCCGTACTAGTATGTCCTACTAGACAAACATAGGCTTTACCACCATAACGGACAATATCATCTTTGTTGTAAACTGTTGCGCCAGTCCAATTGCCTTTCCAAGTAAATCTAAGACGGTCTATTCTAAATTGAGTCATTGTCTGATACCTTTATGCTTGATTTGATGCTGGATATGAATAAGTTTGATTGATCCTAGCCACAAGTTCTCCTGCAGAATCTATATAATAATTAATACTTACTTCATCCCATCTGTATTGTTCGTAATTTAAATTTGGATAGACAATATTATGATAAACATCTCTGCCTTCGAAGAAATCTACTCCTTCATCTAGCAAAAGATAATTTTGTGTTTGATCACCTGCATTGTTTATAAATGCTGTATCTGTTGCGTAGATAGTATCAATTTTCTGAATATATAAATCACCGGCATCTGTTCTTCTTAAACCATAGAAAAATCTTGGCTTACTGCCAATAATTTGATTGGGATCTATTTGACCTACATATGCCATGTTATTCTCCTTAACTTATTTCTACCCAACTCATTACTAAATCTAATGTGTTTGGAATACTAGAAGTAATAAAAACATTATTACTATTTCCTAAAACTAATTTTTCACCGTTTGAAACTACTCGTAAACTTTGATAAGCAGGAATTGCTGCATTACTAATGTAGTAAGCTGTTGTACCTGCCAGTGTATCTTGCAATTGAATTGTTGCTAATGTTACTTCTGAACTAGTGTTGGTTAAACTAAGTCCAATAACTGTTGTAACCGCAGAAGAATTAGAAGTTAATATAGTATTCACAATAGTACCGCCGGTAGCTGCACCAGTAGTTGAATTTGAATAAGTTACACTGCTAGTTGTTGCACCAGTTACAATATAACCGCCATTATAATTTAATACACTAATACCTGAAACATAAATGTAACTACCAACAGCATAAGGAATTGCTGTCTGAGTTGCAAATCTTAGTGTAACATATCCCGTGCTAGGACTGCTGGCTGTGACACTAGTTACTGTTAAAGTTGTAGTAATTCCATTTATACTAGTTGCTAGTCTATTTTTAAATACTGTTGTCATTTTTTATCCAAAAGTTAATACAGTTGCTATACTAATGTCGCTGGCTTGCGAGCTATTAATACCACCTGCATTACCTACAATACTGCCCCATGTTGCTCCGTTAAATACTTCAACCGCTTCTTGGTCTGTATTAAATCTAACCATGCCCGTTTGACTGTACAAAGTTGGTGGTCGATCACTAGTTCCATTTCCTGATGGAATCGTTACACCATAAGTTCCACCAAAAAGATAATATCCATAACCTGTAGAATTAAATCGAGTAATCTGGTTAGTTGTCGTATTAGTAATACTATTTCCATTAAATTGTACTGTACCTATTGTTACACTACCAGTTCCATTTGGCGTTAAATTTAAATTGGTATTTGAAGTATATGTACTAATTGTGTTTCCGCTAATGTCGATGTTAGTTGTTTTAAAATCAATTGTGTAAAGTTGTGTGCTATTAATATAAGCTGTATTAACACCACCTGCATAAAAATTTATTACATTATTACCTGCACCTGGAGAACTTTCAGTAGTAATATAAGTATTTCCATCAACACTTTGTACTCCGCCTAAATTTGTCCAGTAACCATTTGCATAACCTTCATATCGATTAGTAATGGTATTATACCTAATCATACCATTTGCACCAGCAGGTCGTTGGCCGGTGTTACCAACTGGTATTAGTAAACTGCCATTGTTGTTAATTATTACACTACCAGTACCCTGTGGAGTCAATACTATATTTGCATTTGAATTTACACTACTGATAATATTATTGTAAATACTTAAATTTTGAACTTGTACACTTCCGGTTCCATTGGCTGTAATATACAATGTTCCGTTAATATTAGTTGTGGTAATTGTGTTTCCACTAATTTGAACATTTCCACCATTTATTGTAGTAGCATTTACAGTACCAACATACAAATTATTCCATTTTAAACTATTAGAACCTAAATTATAAGTTATATTTGCACTTGGAATAATATCGCTATTAACCTCACCATCAAATGTAACAGTATCGCCAGCATTTGCACCAAGTACGATATTGCCGTCTGCTGTAATATTTCCAGTAGCATGCAAATTACCAGTTACAGTAACTTGGACATTGCCATTAGTATTACCTAAATTAATTCCACCAGTGCCATTAGCGGTGATATTAATCGAACCATTAGTATTTGTAGCACTAATAGTATTTGTTGTAAGATTTAAATTACCAACAGAAACTACGCCTGAAAATACTGTAGGGTTTGTACCAGTTGGTAAAAAGTTAATTGTATTGCTAGTGCTACTGATTGTATTACCGTTAAAGGTAAAGGTAGCTATGTTAGCATTAGTTGTTGCATTTAAATTGGTAGTACGGGTAGTGCCGTTGACATCTAGGTCGTATTGTGGCGTGGCTGTATTAATACCTATTCGGCTGTTAATAACATCCAAAAAGAGAAGGTTCGTCTCAAAAGCTAAATTTACCCCGTTACGAAGCAAATTATCCTTTAAGAGCGGACCTGAAATTCGACCAACAGCCATTTACGCTCCCGTATACCCCGTGTTTCACGGTTAACCACCTTACATTGCGGGTTTACCACAG